GCCTGATAAAGTTTGGCAAGATTGGCGTTAATCTTTACACGCCTTGAAGTATAACTTAGCCTCCTCTGCTCGTCTTGTGGTTAGCCCTGCCAATGGCTTTCCGCCTGCCTTATTCCACCGCATAAACTCATCGAGGATGCTTGGATCGTTCGCGTTGACCTTTGCCTTACGTACCAATGTAGACTTAGCCAATGATGCCCCTCCGATATTGTAGCATAAACTTACAAGCGCATCGAATTGGCACTGGTTAACATTGGGTAGATTCTTATTGACTACCGTTTCAAATGCGTTGAGCGTTGATAGCAGCAGTTGAGTTGCTTCCGCTTCATTGGTTAGCTTATCATTGATCTCAACCCTCTTGCCGTTTGGATAGCGAGTTGAACCATAGCCGATTGTTGCCACCTTAGCAGGGCATAGATAGGCTTTGATTTTAAGCCCCTCGTACTTCTTAATCAATGCCAAGCCTGCTGCTGATGTGGAGCGCATTTAGATTTGATTTTTATACAAGAAAGAAATTTATTGAAACTTCTAATTTTTCAATGTTATCTCCCGTATTCAAGGATTGGGGACTTAATGATGCAGTCGCTCCAGTTGCAGTACTTAAAAAATTATCTATAACTAAAGATTGATTCCCAAATGTTAAAACAGATATGTTGTCAGTAGTAAATGGGAGAGTTATTTGAAATGAAGTTCCTGAAAATCCAGCATCCATTTGACAATCTAAAACAAAAGACAAATTACCCCACTTGCCAACCTTAGCAAAAAAGCAATCTGATATTGATACGATTGCATCATTTGTTACTGCTGATATGGTTGGTGTGAAAGTTCCACTGCTAAACAAATCACCAACCTCAATCTGCTTGGATGTATTGGTTGAGGTATCAACGATGTAGAACACATCATCTGTTTCTGCTGCTCCTAATACTGGTAAGTCGGTAACTTTAATGCCTGCCATGATTGCTTAGTTTTTTACAAATTTACAAAGAATTAAGATACTCGATAGCATCTATTGAAGTATTAAATTGATTGCCATTAATGCTAAACTGCTCAATGTTAATTAAGAAGATGCCCAAAGAAGTTCCTAAATGATAGCTGCTATCATCAACAATTTCTAAAGATTCTATTTGAGAATTCACAATTCCGCAAACTGATGATTGAAAGGTTACAAAGCCATTTTCAAAAGTTATGTCTATCATAGTTTTTCTATTAAGTACATTGATCCCGTAGCTGTATCTGTTCCTCCAATTTGAAGAGCAAAAACCATGTAAAGATTTGTTGTCCAATTTATAGCCGCAGTAGTAGTTCCATTGGATAATCCAAAATCTGATGGATTTCCAACAGTAAAAGATTCTGTATTAGTAGTTGCATTTTTAATAACTAAATGACGAATCATTTGTTGAATCGTAACCACTCCAGTGGCTTGATAACTTGCCACTAAAATAGGGCTGCCAGATAAGTCAGCAGTTGTGTTGAGGTAGATTCTCTGAATTAAGTTTGCGCTATTGCCAGTCTTTCTTCCTCTAAAGTTAACCCTTATTATATCTCCTGCGGCAAAAGTATTGGCTGCAATAAGTTGAGTATAAACAGCAGTATTGCTTGCTCCTGAAATCGTAGCACTATCAACTGTTGTTTTATAGATCAACGGTACTGTCGGGAATGTAGCCAATGATCCATCGCCTCTAACATACTGAGCAGTTGTGCCTGATGGTGTGTTAAATTTGCCGTTGATCTGCGTTTGAATTGCAGATGTTACACCTTTCACATAACTTAACTCAGTAAGGCTTGGGTAGGTAGCAACGGGCAAAGATGCTAATATTCTTGCAGCCGTAAAGTATGCGATCTCATTAGCCGTTCCTGATCCAGTCAAAGCATCAACGGGAGTACCATCAAGATTTAGTGTCCAAGCCGTATAAGTTCCGCTGCCCGTATGTGTTTTAATATCAACCACCAATGCACCCGTAGCAGCATTGTAAGAAGTAACCTCACCATGCATGTGATTTGCAGGGTTATGAACCACTAAGATCTCCTGCAATGGAATATAGGAAAGATTAAGATCAACAGTAAACGACTTCGATCCGTTGGTTACGCTGTTCGATGTTGTTGAGGTAGTCTTGTAACGGTCAGAAAGTGAATTGATAATTGGTGCAGCAGGATTGGTATTGTCAACGCTGATGTTGATGCCTGAGTTAACCGATGTAACTGTGCCCGTTGGAATCGTTGGGAATGGTGTAGGTGTTCCCGTTCCATCAAGATAGTCAGCGTTCGTGCCAGTTGGCACATCGAACTTGTTAAAAAAGGAAGTGAAGTCTGCTGATGTAAGATAGCCGTCATCAAATAAGTTGGCAGGCTGAATTGATATATCAGGAGTTGCACCACCGCTTGAAAAGATCGGAGATGTTGCCGTTACATCCTCAACAATAGTGGCAGGCAAAACTGGAATAGTTGGCTTATTAAGGATCTCAGCCACTCCGCTGCTTGCGTTCCAATCGCTATTGACTTGGGCAGCAGGGATGGTTGGTTTGTTTAATATCTGATTGTTGCCCGTTGTTGCGTTCCAATCAGCAGGACGCTCAACCGCTTGGAAGCCTGCGCCAAGATTAACCCAATAGGTTGCATTGGTTGGCAGGATAGAATCGTTGTTTGCGATGCAGCGATAAACATTGCCAAGATACCACACCACATTCCCGACAGTATAAGGATTGCCCGTTGCAGTTAGATGGTCAGTCGAGAAAGGCAATGCCACCAAGATACCACCACCACCACCGCCACCGATAGCCACTAATGGATCTGCTTCAGTACCGTTTCCGGTAATCGTAACACCATCCACAGCAACCTCAGTCAAGCAAGGTGTACAAGGGATCAGATCAGGCAATGGAATATCGCCACTGCCACAAGTATCGTAGCAGCCATCCTCAGAAGGTGAAACAACATTCACATCAACATCAATGGTTACACAAGCGAACTCATAATTGGCAGTTAATGACTTGACCTCGTTAGCATATCCATTAGGAATAACCTCATAAGATACCACCCCGATGGAAGTCTTGAATAGTGGATCTGTGCCTGATACCAATCTCAGAACTCTTGAAGCCAACCAATCCTGAGCATCGGCAGCATCACAAGGCAAGTGAGATTTACGGGCAACAACATAAGCCGATAGCGTGAACTTCGTTTCATACAATGCCTTGCAGCCTGATAGCTTGATTGAATCAACTTTCTGCACTGTGATCTTGCCACGCTTCGCCCAGAAGATTGTCGCTTGATGAGCATCGAAGTTAGTAACTGGCACTGCCTGACCGTTGCCGATGTAGTGTACCCAAGCCTTATCATTGCCGTCTGCCGAAAGTTCTGATAGACCGTAAATCTGATCGAAGATATTGCCTGCACCAATGCGCTGATTAAGCCTCTCAATAATTTGGGAAAGTAGATTCATCTTATTGTTTGTTCATTGCATTAATGATTTGTTCTGCAATTATTAGAGCGTGTTCTTCAAGCATCTGCTCCTGCTCAAATGCAGTAGGCTGAAAGATAATTCCGTATTTTAATTCAAGCCCATCGACCTTTCCTGATTCTGATGCAGGCAAAGCGATAGCAGCCTCCAAGCCCTCAGTGATTACTTCCTCAGACAAGAACCCACCTTTCAATCTTCCCGTTAACTCTAAAGGTAACTTTGCCGATGTTTCAGATTTGATCTGAGCATAGCCATTAGGAAAGTAAAGTGATTCGATCGGGTTTCCCGTTTTACCTACCTTAAATTTTGATGGTGCATTTCTCAGCGATCTTGGTGATACGTAGATCGGAGTTGTGCTGTATGGCTTAGTCGGTAGCTTCTGACCTTCGCTGTTTGTGCCACCCGATGATCCAGTGCCAAAGATGCGTTTGAACATTAACCGCTTCATCTCTCGAACGGGCAAGTACAAAGGTGTGAACTTAGATATCCACCCTTCTAATAAAACATTAAGGCTCTGCTGTACTTGATCAGGAGTCGATGCCATTACGGTAGTGCTGTTACATACTTCATATTCCTGCGACAATCCCAACAGTGCGAATCATCAGGCATCCTCATATTCTGAAGCATCGCCCCTAACTCTTCATTGTATCTTGTTGCTGCAATATCACGAGCAGCCACAATGCCCTCAACTGCATCGGCAGTGGCAAAAGGTTTCTGCCCTCTGTTCACTGATACGGTAGTGTTAACCCTTTGGTTAGGTGATGCCGTTAGAGCATAGTTGTAAATCTCAACTGCCGTTGCATAAGCCAAAGGCAAAGCCATCAGCCCACCGATTGAACAAAGCCATCCTTGACGATCACAGTTCACGTTATAGTTGATGCTCATCCCTGCGGTGTACTTGCTTGTAATCGAAGATAGCACATCAGTTCCATTGGTAGTTAGATCGATGCCTATAGCATCCACGAACGGGCAGATGTGCGCCTCTCTAACTCCTCCACCACAATCGAAGCAATGACCTTTCTTAGTTACCATCTTCGCTGAATCAAATGTCGATTCGTAAACGATGGCGATGTCAAGTTTGCGCCTCGCACTGGCGAATGTCTTACCAAGAAATTGATCGAGCGATCCCGTTGCATACGTGAAAGTTTCAATCAACTTCAGCGTTGACATATCGAAGATCAGGATCGGCACATTGACATTGGCAGCATCCACCGCTAAGTTAATATCGGCTAAGTAGAAGTTAAGGAATGACAATGACTGCGGATCGATCTTCAATCGGATGCCCGTATATCGCCCTGCTCCTGCTGCGGTTTGCACATTGGAATAGTTACTCACCAACTGACCTACTCTTTTGCCCTCAATAACGGTGTCTGCTTTCATTACGGGCGCAAGTCGTGTCAATACATCAGAAGATAATTTACGCCACGCAAACGCTCTCTTAGATGTGAACAACTCGCTGCCTTGCAGATATTGATCGGTAATTAATTGACCTAAGAATGTGGTGTTGATTCCGAGATCATCGATATAAAGCCCCGTTGATGGTTCAACCTGATTGCAATCTCTTAATCCAAGTAACGATTCAATGCACATCTGATGGTTATTTTTTTACAAAGATAAAAAAAGGGAGGCATAAAGCCCCCCTCTTATTCTGTTGATAGATAATCAACTCCGTCTTGGGTTAACAGTTCCTGATCATCTTGCGTGATCAAGGCTGTTAACCCGATTACGGGTTTACGATAGATACACAGTTTACGTAGTTCACACCTGAGAACTTATCGCCTGCCTCGTAGATGTCAGTTGGAAGCGTTACGATCTTGCCAGTTGTAGTCAATACAATAGACAAGTTTCCGCAATCATCCTTCATCGTAAGATCACATGGTACTCCTGCTGGTGTGAACACCAAAGTCTTAGAGTAGTTTGATCCTGCCGTTGGAGTGATGCCAGTGTTCCAATCTGCAAGGTTGAATGACAACCATTGGATTGCTCCTGCTGTTGTAACCAACGCTTTAGATTGAGATCCTTGTGCAGCAGCCAAGCGACTGTCGTAAGCGAATCCGAAACCGTTTTGCTGAGTGATAGCAAGCAAGTCGATGCCGTACTGAGTGCAGCAGCCCGCAGCCATCGCATTAGCGTAACGCTGCATTGCAGCACCACCGAAAGCAACTGGAGCAGCAGGATAGTTCGCCATTCTTGTAGCTTGCTGAATGTCAGCGATAGCGAAAGCATTAGGCTCATTTGCTCCGTTCATTGTAGCTACTTGCAAACAATCGCCAGTTACAGTGTAGAAACCTTCTACATCAGTTCCCCAATTACCTATTGAAGCAACCGCTTGAACAGCAGCCTCAGAAGCAACCTTGCGATCAATTACATCCATCAAACGCATAACGCTTTCAAGAACGTAACGGCTGTTTTCTTGACAGTGGCGAGCAATGTCAGCAGCATTGATTAGTTGAGAAGCAACATAGGTATCAGTTACGTCTACTGTGTAGGTCGTAGTTGAATCACCGTATGTGTTGGTAGATGTACAAGTGAGGATATCAGCAGCCTCTTCTACTTCTGTTTCTGGCAAACGCTGAATCCAACGTGCTTGAACAGTCTTTAACTTACCGTTGCCAGGAGCAACTTCAGTGCGGATTAGTTTTGAGTTTTCAGGTGAAAGCAAGAACTCCAAAAAAGGAAGTTGCTCACGTTGACCTACCTCAATGAATAGTTCGCCCAGTGACATTTGCACATTAGGGCATTCAGATAGTATTCTTGAAATTGACATGATGATTTGAATTGTGTAGTTAGCAGCGATTAATAGGCTTGCTGCATTCGCCTACATTGCCATTATAAGTGATGGCTCACTACATCATCATAGTGCCACAAAGATAGTGATTATTATTAAAAACAAAAAGGGAGCGAACATTGCTGCCCACTCCCCTTTATTTGTCTAACCTAAAACGACTAAGCTACAAAGTTATTAAGGTAAATCTATTCTGCCAAAAAAAGGTTTGTCGCTCACCGACCTTTTGCCCTCACAACTCCACAACTGCCTCGCCCACCAATTAGCCGATCCTCTCGGAGATGGAATGCCATTGCTCCGAGCGCAGTATGAATTTCCTGCATCAGTGCCGGGATTGATTCGATAGCCAGAAGCCCCGAAGTGAATCTCTGTTCCATCTTCTGCAACTGCCTTATACTTCTTGCCCTCTCGGTCTGAAGCAGTTACATTGAAACCTTCATACATTGGCATGGCAGATCGTTTTTATTTTGTGTAGAATCTTGGATTGATACCTCTCATCTTTTTATCTGACTGCGGTTCGAGTTGTGGAATCACAGCACCCTGCCTTACCACTCGCTGCCCTGCTGATGGGTTCTTCATTATGATCCCTGCTGCTGCTGCTTCCTGCAATAGCACATCTGACAAGTTCAGGAATGATCCTGCTTTGTCTTTGCTCTTCAATCGCTCTCCGCTTGTCTTATCCTTTACGATCATTGCTCCATCCTCTTCGATGTCGATTGCATACTTCTCGCCAATGGTAGCTTTGAATCCTTTGATTGTGTATTCGTTCACCGTTGGATCAAGTTTGATGGCTGATAGTTCACGTTCAAAGGTATTGCTGATCTTGGCTTGCTTCTGCTCCTCAACCACCTTAACCTTGAATTGATCGAACTGGTTGATCGCCTCTTGTCTTGCAGTGTCGATCTCAGTTAGTTTCTTTTCAAGTGTCTTGTGCTTCTTTTCCCATTCCTTCACAAGTTCATCCGATCCCGTTTGTGATGCTCGTTGCTGCCATTCCTCTTGCTGCTTCTCATAGTTTTCTCTTGCCCGATCTGCTGCTTGGCGGATCACATCCTGCGCTTTCTTGTCCTTGAAATCATCCTCAGTCAGTACAACTCCGAACGGTTCAAAGGCTCGTTTGGCTGCCTGATGGATCGTGCCGTTGATCTTGCCGATCTTATCATTCAACTCCTTAGAGTTAACCCACTGATCTTGAAATTTATCCTTCGCTTCTTCGAGGTTTTCTGCTTCGCTTAGGTTTAGGAAGTTCACTAACTCCAGTGCTTCCTCTGCTTTCATTGCCATAAATATTAGGTGTTTCTATTGGTTTCAATTTGCACTCTCTACCGCCTTTCTTAATAAGGTAGTCAGCAACCAATTCAGTCGCATGCACTATACTACCATCGGCAAGTATTATGAATCTCATTCTCCCACAAAGATAGTAATTATTTGATTCTGCAATCAGTCGATGAAGCCCTCAGCCCTCGCCCTTGCCTTGACTGATTCTGGAACTTTACGATCAGGGATGGGGATCAGGTAATGCCTGCAATTCCAACCGCCCACAAAAGTGAAGATTGACTTGCTATCAGTGCCATCGATTCGCCCTGCCCAAGTGCCACCTCTAATATCATTCAAGCCTCCGCTATTCTTGCCATCGCCCCAAGCCTCGATCTCGCCACGATGGTAGATACCATTTTCTCGGTTAGCGCAGAACGGTCTTGTAGTGTCTATCTCGCCTCCTAAGTATTCAAACCACTCAACACCTAACTCCTGATTGATGGCTGCGGAATATGATCGATCTGCCACCGCCTGCGCTGTTGTTGCAGTGGTCTTGATATTAGCCAATAGCCGCCCATCATTCGCCTCTGTTCCGATCACAATACCTTCCAATGCCACCACTGCCTCTTTTAGTGGCGCACGTGCAGCGATGTTGGTAGTTAGCTGCTCTAAGAATGGCTGAGTGAATCTCTGGTCCAAGCCACTACCATAAAAGGCATTGATGGCATTCTGCTTTGATATTCTTAGCAGTTGCTTCTGTGCTTCTGTTGGCTCAAATGCCGATTCAAAAGTCTGAGCAATTTCATTAGTCAGCACCACGCCCTTGTCGATAGAATCTAAAAAGGCTTTGACCGCCTGCCGATAATCATCACCGCCAAGAACAATGCGAAGTTGATCTGCTATCGTACCGATGCGCCTGATGTTATTCTCGGTCTGCTCGATGTTGCCATTGGCATCCACATCCATCTCATCAAGCAAAGGGCGGATTGTTCTCCACGCCTCTGCCTGAGTTTTAACGGCTGCCGTTGCAAGCCTCTCAGGGGTTTGCTCAAACAGTTTAATCTTCTGCTTTACAAGTTCATCAAACGATGCCATTCAATAGGTCTTGCTGTGCTTGTTGGATAGGATCTAATGTTTCAGCGATCTTCGCTGCTGCCAAGTTACGCAGGGCGATCACTTGCTCATTCATTGGCAAGTCAGTAAACTTCTGAGCATCGCCCGTTGGAATAAACTCTCTGATCAACTCCATCACCAACTGAGGTGCTGAATGGTGAAGTACATCCTGCCACTTCTCAACCGTTCCATTTGCCACCCTTGCCACAATATCAGCACTGCTCATTAGCAGTAACTCATCGGCATTGATGATAAGATCGTAGATCGCACTGGTTTCTTCATCGGTGTAATGGATGGCTCGGATGTAATTGTAAACATTCGAGAAGGTAATCGATGGTGGCACTCCTGCTTTCACACCTTCGCTGATAACTGCCAAGTAATCTGATGGCGTGCTGATGTCGAATGATGTTGGATAGACAAGGTTAACACCTCCAAAGTTTTCACCGTAGCGCATCTTACCCATTGTTACAAGGCAGAACTCATACAAGGTAAATATCTGATCGGAGATAGGCTTAATGAAAGCGTAGAGTGATCTTAGCTTGTTGAGTGATCCCGTTGCCGTAGAAGCCTCGCCTATCGTTCCTGATTCATCGGATGATGGTAGGTGCAAGATCCTTCTCGACTTAGCCATCTGCTGCTCGATCTCGGTGCGCAGGAAGTTGAGCGTGTCCATTGGCGGTGATACGAACTTCAAGTATTCACCACTCAAAGAACTATCGCCATCACTCAATGAAGTCTTAGGCTTGATCAACAGCATACCCGTTGGAGAGAATCTTGATTTAACTCCGGATCCTGAGCAACTGCCACAAGTGCGATAGCCTCCATTGATTGCATCGAAGATCTGACCGTCTTGGCATTTGTTACCCTCCCGATCAATGAACTCGCAAATCTCGCCTAATGCAACCATAAACGGGAATGCTGATGTTGCCTTGCTGATCTGCAAATACGATTCATCAAGCACCACCTGATCGAGCAATGGCACTGCGGTGATAAATGGTGATTGAAAGGCAATGCTATTGCCGATCATCTGCGGAGTACCTTCCAACTTATGACATGGCACATAGCCAAGATTATGCTGATAGTAAAGCACTGGCTCGGAGAATTCCATGTCCGACTTCTTGCCTACCTGATAAATCTTATAGATCGCCTCACTGTCGTAAAGTTCAAGGACCATTCCTGATCTTTCCATCTTGCTGCCAACCTTAATATCTGTGTAGTCATCGCTGATTACAAGATAGTAATGCCCAAAGTCTTGACCTACGATTCGCTTGCAGGAGTAATATTCTGGCATCGGGCGAATCAACTCATTAGTGATCACTCGTTCTCCATTCTCATCCTCCATATCTTCGTTATACTCAGGCTCAATGGCGATGATTCCGTTTGGATCAATCAACTTCAAAGTCGGCACTAAGTTCTTAACGAACATTTCAAGTGAGCCAAACTTCTCGATCTCGATGTTGACATATCGCTCAAAGGTATCTTCACCAAAGATCGGCTCAACTTCCTGAGAATATCTGATCGACCAATTCTGATCGGCAAATGCCCTGCTGATGGTAGCCTTAAAATCTTCAAACACTGACAAAGTTGTGGGCTTGTAGTTGGCTTTGATATAGGCTGCCTGAGCATCTGTTTGGTTTGGCGCACGTACGCTCAACAAATGCGATGGATAGATGTCAGGTCTTGCATGAGGCAGGATTGAATCGTACATCTTAGCAGCATAGTTGTAGCCCTCCCAATACTCAGGGTATTGAGTTACGCCCACTCGCTCCTTCGTTATTGGATTGATTGGTGATCTTGTCGACTGATTCTCCCACTGCTTGTGAAGTTTGGCGAATCGGTTAACGATCTTATTGATCTCTTCGGTAGATAGTGCCATTACGCAACTGCTTTAGTAGATGGTTTGTCTATGATGTTTGAGCCACAACTCTTCGATCTGCAATAGTTCGGTTTCATATCAATTCAATTAGTTGTTGATGTTTAGATTGAAGGTAAAGCATGTGATTCACTTCATCCTTCCAGAGTGCATTCGCTTGAATCTTAGGATCATCTACATGATGGCAGATGTCTTTTGGATGGGCAAGCAAGAACATATCAATGCCTTTGGTTGCACAATGTACAGCCATTTGCATATCGTTGTAATTAACACGCTCAAATTCAAATTGTCTAAGTTTAAGTATTTGCTCATTCCAGATCGACAAGCCTAAGCCAAGTCGATAACATTTAACATCCTTGTCAAAGTTAGTCCATGATTCCAAATCAGCCCATCCTTTGCGATAGTCTTGATTGCTGAGGTGCTTAAATCCCCAGAACGAACAAAGTGAATCTGGATTTCTTTTAAGCCCGTCTAATGCTAACTCAATGTACTTAGCTGAAACAATGAAGTCATCATCAATGATAAGGTTGATATGATCACCGCAATTCTTAATTCTTTCGGCAGCCCCTTTGTTGGTATAGTTTGCAACATAATTAATATCAATGTCGCTCTTGAACTTATGATCAAAGCCCTGCAATATTACAGTGATTAAATCAGGGTTAACAGTTTGCCTATTGATTGAATCAATAAGCCTCTGAGCCACGCTGATGCGATTGCTTTGAACTGCTATGTTAACCTGAATGATCATTATCGTTGAACTAATGCCAAGCCTCTGCCTTCGCTCGTGTTTAGATTGATTACATTGTACTTATATTGCTTTGCGTAGTTCATTAAGTTAACTACATCGCCCATGTGGATCGCATCATGGTAAGCGATAACGCCATTCTTTGAAATGATACGCTCAACTTCTTTGAACTCTGGTAAGATGTTAGCCCATGAATGATCGCCATCAACAAAGATCAGATCAAAGAACTCATCCTCGAATTGGCTGATCACATTGATCGACTTGCCCATCAATAGATCAACCACCACACCCGACTTTTTAAGAACGTGCTTTCTGTAATTGTTAATGTCATTGCCTACATAGTAGCTTCCATTAGGCATAGCCTCGATCATCTTGATAGATGTTTCACCCTCAAACACTCCGATCTCTAATACTCGCTTTGCTCCAGTCATTGAGATTAAGGCTGCAAGAAAATCAGCAACATCAACTTCGCTATTCCAACCATGTCGCTGCGGTTGCTCTTCTGTTGCTTTAACTTTTTTAGGTCTGCCCTTCTTAGGCTTGTTATCTTCGAGGATCGGCATGCTTGTTATCTGTGATTCGGTGAATAAAATATTTATGTTGTTTCCCTTCTTCTTTCATCCATGACTTAAGCATCCGATCCATCCAGTCGATATAGAATGTTGGAGTGAAGCCCTTGCCACCGTAGTAAGATTGGAAGTAGTATGCTTGTGTAACATCGCCAAAGGATAAGCCCCTGACCATTGCGAAGTGAATGTAGCCGATCTCTGCGCTGCCGTTGTTGCCTACTTCAGTAACCGCAGGATCAATGCCTAACTTTGCCATTGCGCAGTTCATGTATAACTCATCAGGCTGACCACCGCCCCACTTGCTGCGCAGCTTGTTCAATGGGATTGGGTTATTAAGAAAGAAATCTTGTGCAATCTTATAGAGTGCCAATGCCTTAGCTGACTTCTCAATGTACTGAACCGAACTGTTGATCGCAGGCAATACCGTTGTTTCATCAAACTTGTAATGCGCCCAGATATCATCTGCCCAAGCCCACTGCATCGAATCGATCTTGCGACCTTTATCGATAGTGTGATAGCCTACCGTATGACTTGCGTAAGGCTTGCCAAGATTAACCAACTCGTCAATCATTGGTTGGATGTCCTTTAGTGCAACTGCATCAACATCGAGGTAGATGTTCTTGTCGTATGGCAAGTAATCGTAAAGGTGAACTTTAGCCTTTGCAGGATCTAATTTCTTGTTGGTATAAAGATGCTCGTGCTGAATCTCGATAAACGTATCAATGACCTCGTAAAGATCACCGCAATACTTATCAGCATCCTGCCTTGATTCAATCAGGCAAGCAATCTTAACATCCTTATTGAATCGCTTAATTGAATAGGCTAAGTTATAGGCAGCCCAATAATATTGAGGTCTGCCAAACGCCATAAGCACCACCCCAATCGAGGCAGTGCTTTGGCTTTGTGGTTGTGTTGCCTCTGTCATTATCCGAAGATGCCCGCAGGGGCAGCATACTGTGAAGGAATCTCCTTATCTCTCCACGAGAAAGTTACTTCATAACGCTGAAGTTCGTTGTTCTGCTCAGGGATGATAAAGTTAGCCGATGTAGTGATACCAACTGGAGGATTGATATAGATCACCTTACCTGAATCACAAGCAAAAGCCAAGATCCAAGCGATGCGTCTATTGTTCACATCATTCCAAAAAGTATTGTTTTCATCAGTTACGTTAGCATCGTAAAGAGTAGCAGTACGATCTTCGTTAATTCTGATTGATGTTCCGCAGCCGATAGGTGAATCAACGGTAACTGGTGAGCCAGCAGGAAGAGCGAAGCGAATATCCTCAATGATCTTGGCAGTGCCAGCATCGATCAAGGCTTGTACTTCAACAGCATCCGAAGGATCAACTAATTCCGTTCCACACGCTCCGACTAAGATTGCTGATACACCGCCAAGCTTGTAGTCGTTACAGTTGACTAAGTTGTGATCGAGCAATGAGGAATCGCAATATGATACGCATCCCATAGTGTTGTAGAATTTTATTGTTATGATGCCGATTGTATAGGATGGCATCAGAAGTCCTACGTCTATGATGATGATTGCAAATTTACAAAATTATTCTTGATATAAATTAATCAGGTCTTGCGTAATGATTCGGTTATCATCCTGATAAAGCAAGAACGGCTCATCCAAGTTAAGGATCGATGGCAGGCAGTCAGCATCCACACCGACACATACAGTCTTGCGAACTATGCCCGTCTTTCTGATTAGGCCAATCGAGATCGAACCAAGATCATCAGCATCGTTATACTCAACTTCAGGGAATGAATTTTCAGCAGGGAAATGCGTTTCACCGTTAACATAAAAGTTATCGAAGTAGATAACTATCGAAAGGAAGTCAAGCACGTACTCAGGCAATCTGCCGAAGTAATAGGTATGCCGTTTCCTGCGATCCACATACGATGCGTGCCACCTTCCTGATGAGTATCTAAAAAGGTCTGCATCGGTATCGTATTGCGGTTGGTATCTTCTACCTTCTAAGCGGATCGATGGCAGGAATGATGAGCCATAGAAAGCGAAGCCAAATTGATTCTCACCGTTGCAGCCCTCCAACTTGAAGTAATCGCATCCACTGTATTCACCAACAGAGATCACATCACTATATCTGTCATATTGAACTGAAGTGTAGATTGCTCTCAGTGTTACCTTGCTGATGTCTATGTTAGATGACAAGCCTCCGAACTGAGAACCAAATAAGCTAATCTCGCCTGATGATGTTGGAGTGAATACAATCGTTGTAGTGCCTGCCGTTGTTATGTTTGAACCATAACTATCTCCATTAACCGTAAGTCGCAGCCTTGCGTTGCTAATAGCATCCACAGTGATCTCAATAGAATACTCAACACCTTCGCAAACTGTGGTAACTGATTCAAGATATGCGCTCTCGCCTGCACCAAAATTGATTGAGGCAAGGTTTGGATCGATTGACCAATTAGTTACGCCAGTGCCAATGACTGAACTCCAACTCGGCACGCCTGATCTTGTGGCATTGAAGTAAGGGTTAGCGATGAAGTATTGACCGCAAAGGTTCGAGCAATACTCCGCAATGGCTAACCGATAGCATCCTGCTGACAATGCAACATCAGCCATTGAGAATCCTGCTGTAAGATATTGATCGATAGTTGTGATCGTAGGATCAATCCTTGACACAATGACATTCACATCATCAGCATCCACCACACCCAAGAACAAGCCACCGTTAGGCAATCCCACCAAGCTAACAAACACAAAGCTACCAATGAAAGTGCCGCCCGATATTACAACAGAAATGCTGCTGTTAGTGAGTAGGTGTGCAGTGTCGAAATAAAGCGTATGCGTTCCTGCTGCTGTGATCGTTTGGCTCGATGCTCCCGTTACATTGACTACCAATGATCCAATGATGTCTGATACTTGCACCACCACTCTAATCACCCCATACATATCTTGCGGATAGAAGGTCTGGCTAAAGAAGCCCGTTGGATCTGCTGCCGTTGATACGATAGTCGATCCACTCTCATCCCATCCCTGCACAGTGATAGCACTGCCGAAAGTTCCCGATTCATTGCAGGGCGATGATTCTATCTGGAAAAATACCTCATCATCATAATCGACAAGTTGCTTGAAGCCATCACCACCGCAACCGCAGTCAGTAGATAGCTGATTGCTTGGCTTGAATACTATTGGCTGATTAGGTATTGATTCGTAACTCATCTTAGTATCTCGTTAGACTTTAGTACAAATTTAGCGTTTTGACGGGTAACGGAATCCACTTGCATCGTTTTAATATAGCCATCGATCACAGCCAATGAATCCTCTGTCCGCCCTAACTCAATCGGTGATGATGTTTGGTTAATGATTGAGGTGATCTCATTCATTGACAATGGACGCTCAAACTCATAAAGGAAAGTTCGCAGATCTTCGGTGTTAACCGCTTGCAATTCTTCAGGTGCTAATGGCACACCAGAAAACTCAACAAAAGAAAATCGATCTATGCCATCGAGAACAATGGTATCTAATAACCTTTGTGTCATTATCAATTCAGTAACTACTGTCGTATAGTTTACTTCGGCATCAACTCTAAGTATATCTCCCTGATTGCAAATAAACTGAATAGTGGCAGGAATGATAACATCAGTTGAGCCTAAATCACCAAACGTAGTACCATATCCATCTTGTATAAAATTAGCCAAGCTATCAAAATGAGCAATTCTTAATCTTGATAATCGATTTATACCTCCTCCAATTGGTTCTAAAAATCCATAAATTAATTCACAAT